TAATGGATTAACAGGAGCCAGTAGTGCTTTTGTCGAGTCAGGTGAGGTTGAAACAGCAATACAACTACCTATAGGTACTACTGCTAGAAGACCAACTGCAAACGCTGATAATGTAGGTTTAATTAGATATAATACTGAAACAGCTAAATTTGAAGGAATAATTGAAGACAGTGTTGGATCAGGAAGTTATATCTGGGTTGATTTTACTACATCAGGATAAAATATTAAATAACCGAATTATCAAGTGATAATATAAATAACCAACGTTTAACTTAAAACCAAAAACAATGACGTTTTTATATACCCGCACCAATACGTGGTCTGGTGCACCACAACCAACAGAAGAAACCATTAAGTACTGGAAACATATTTCACAGAAGAAAAACTGGAGAATAGTTCAATTACCTAATGGATTTTTACAAACCGAATATAATAGCATCGATAATCCAGATAACTGGATCGATGTTACCAGAAGAGAAACAATAGCTGGAGCAGAACAAGCAATAGACGCATCTGTTGAACATTATGCTAAAAAGCTAGAGTTTACCAAAGGACCGAAAGTAATTAAAACCTTCGAGTAATATTCAAAACAAATCATATCAAATTAAATTAAATGCAAGAATTAAAGTTAGTTAAAAATCTGACTTTTGGCGATGGTGCTAGAAGTCAGATATTAACTGGGGTAGAGAAACTAACCAACGCGGTTGGATCTACTTTAGGAGCAAGTGGCAAGTGTGTTATAATGGAAGACGAAAACGGTACTCCACAAATTACTAAAGATGGAGTAACAGTAGCAAATAATATAACACTTAAAGATCCTTTAGAAAATATAGGCGCTACACTTATAAAGCAAGCTGCACAAAGAACAGTGTCAGATGCTGGTGACGGAACAACTACAGCTACAGTGTTAGCTAAGTCTATACTAAACCAAGCAGAAGCACATGATCTATTAGAAGATACTAGATTAATGAAAGAAGGTATTGATAGTGGAGTTGAAAAAGTATTAGACTATTTAAATAAAAATAGTAAAAAAGTAACAGGTAAAAAAATAGACCAAGTCGCTACTATATCAGCTAACAATGATATAGAGTTGGGCAAGGTCATAGGACAAGCATTCAAATTAGTAGATGAGACAGGGGTTGTTATGATGGAAACAAACGAACAACCTGAGACTGTCGTTGAGTTAATAGAGGGTGTTCAATATGATCAAGCTCTGAAGAACAACCACTTTATTACCAACAAACAAAAAGGAACGGCTGAGCTTGAAAATCCGTTGGTTCTAATAGTAGAGTCAGTTATACCCAACGTGCGGAAGATTCAGTCAGTCCTTGAATTTATTATAAAAAGCGGTAGAAGCTTATTAATAATAGCAGATGTAGATCCTCAAGTAGCTTCAGCATTAGCTATGAATAAAAGTAAAGGCAATATAAAAGTTAACATACTAGATGCTCCTATATATGGTATTAGTAAAAAAGATGTGTTAAATGATTTATGTGCAGTTACTGGCGCTACACTTATAAATGAAGACTTAGGTGACGATATGGATATTATACAGCCTGAACATTTAGGTTCTTGTTTAAAATCTGTTACAAGTCATGAAGAGACTATATTAAAAGTTGATCTATCTGAAAACAAAGAAGTAAAAGAAACTATAAGTTTAATAGAAGATCAATTAAAAGAAACAAAAAATCCACATATTGTCATTAGGTTAGAGAAAAGATTAGCTAAATTAAAAGCTAAAGTTGCTACTGTCAAAGTTGGTGCAAATTCAGAGATAGAATTAAAAGAAAAAAGAGATAGAGTAGAAGACGCTATTTGTGCTACAAAAGCTGCGATTAAAGAAGGTATAGTACCAGGCGGTGGTATAGCTTTATTAAATGCTGCACAACATTTAGAACCTCAGTCAATGGGTGAAGAAGTACTTTACAGTGCTATCAAAGAGCCTTTTAAATTGATACTAAAAAATGCTGGTGTAGAAAATTATGAAACTCCAGAAGTAAAAGGTTTAGGACTAGATGTGGTTACAGGAAAGACGGTTGATATGGTAAAAGCCGGAATTATAGATCCTTTATTAGTTACTAAGAGTGCTTTAAAAAACGCAGCTTCAGTAGCTACTACTATACTTTCAACTGATTGTGTAATAAATAACATCAGGATATGAAGGCGGTAGGAAAGTTTATAGTAATAGATCCAATAAAAGAAACAGACGTAACTACAAAAGGTGGATTAATTCTAGCTGAAAAGCAAAGAGAAGATGTTAGATATAGAAGAGCTAAGGTTTTAGAACCTGGCTCTGAAGTATCTGTATTAAAAAAAGGTGACGAAGTCTATTACGACAAAGCAGCTGGATTTAATATTGAAATAAACAAAGAACAATACAAGGTTATTAAAGAGTTCGATGTAGTTGTTATTTTATGAGGAAGTTAACTTCTAGTGATTTAAAAGAATTAGGTTTACTTAAACATTATAGAATAATACGTAAATGGGCTTGTAAGAATAATAATTTAAATGATGCAGATCTAGAGCTCTTAATTTATTTAGATGCTATAGATATGTTTACCAAAGATGATTTTAAGAAAGGTACGTACTCATTTAGTTGGGACAACAGGCGCTGGAACAGATTATTGAAACAAGGGTGGATCGTAGTGTGGAGAAAAAGAAACCACACCACTCAAAAATATCATATATACAAAGTTTCCTATAAGTGCAAACAACTAATAAGTCGGATGTACCGTATAATTTTAGGTGAAGAAGATATACCTAATAAGTTAAAACAAAATACTTACTCTAATAAAGTATTAAGCTTTTCTATAAAAGAAGTTAATAAAGATAAAAACAGATAATATGGCTATAACAAACCCAGTATATGTAGCTGCACTTTCAAGTCCAGTGCCAGTTCCTAATGCCTCTAGCGCTAGTGATTTTCTAACTAAGTCGGATCAACTTATTCAAAGCACGAGAGATAGAGTGATAAGGAGAGGGAGCGGCATGAAAAGTAATGTTAAAGACCTATTTAGTAAATCCATTGATTTACCAGAAGTAAATGAATCTGGAATTATAACTGGAGCCGCTAGAAGATCTGGCGGTAGTAATGTAGGTGGTGTTTTTGGTCTTAACCAAAAAAAAGAAATGGTTTTACCTTTCAAAACTCAAAGTGAGCAAGAAAAATACGAGCTTGATATTGCAGGAATAGGAGATAAAGTTTATGACTATATGGGTAAAATGCTAAATTTTAATCCTCTTGTCGCACAGTACAAAGGACTATTTAAGCTAGCTGATAAAGTTAGTGGTGGTAAAGCAACTGAAACTTTAGATAAGCTTGGAGGAACTAAAGTAGGAAAAAAATTTATAAATCTTAGAGATTCAGGAAAAAGATTTTTAAATACAATTAGTAGTGACAGAAGGTTAAAAACAAATATAAAATTAATAGGTAAGTCAGAACAGGGTTATAACATATATTCATTTAAATTTATAGATCCTAGTCATGGCGAAGGAATTTATCAAGGTGTTATAGCGGATGAAATGCCAGAGCAAGTAATTTCTAAAAACGAAGATGGATATAATATGGTAGACTACAGCATGATAGATGTCGAGTTTAAAAAAATTGATGAATATTCAAGAGTAACAAAAACAAATAATAAAAACATGGGAAAAATAATATCAAAATCAGGTGTTGAATTAAATACTTCAGCTAGATGTAGACCTTCTAATAAAAGAGTAATGACATCAAGAGACATGACTATAAAGTCAGATTTATCTGTTGATAACATTATGTATAAAGGCAATGCCAACCTTATAGCTCAAAGATAGTGGGTACAGAAGACTTAAAGTTGTATTTGTTAAATGCATCTTCATTTGCTTTAGCTAGCTTAAATTGGATAGAGCCAGCTTTAGAAATATTACTTCTAGCTTTAACAATAGGCTATACTATTCATAAATGGATGTTATTACATAAGAAAAAATGAGATTAGTAAAAGAAATTATTATACATTGCTCCGCTACTAGAGAAGGTCAAGATATACCAGTTGAAACAATTAAAGACTGGCATATAAACTCTAGAGGGTGGAGTGACATTGGCTATCATTTCTACATCGAGTTAGATGGAACTATTAAAAAAGGTAGAAATATAGATCGTGTCGGAGCTCACTGCAAGGGACATAATCGTAATTCAATAGGCCTATGCTATTGTGGTGGCGTTGAAGCAGATGGTAAGACTCCGAAGGATACTAGAACAGAAACGCAAAAGCAGAGTTTACTTGCAGTGCTTAAAACATTAAAAGCAATGTATCCAGAAGCTATTATATATTCACATAACGAGTTTGCAAATAAAGCATGTCCTAGCTTTGATGCAACTGAAGAATATAAAAATTTATGAAATCTAGAGGTTTAGGCGATAGTATAGAAAAGTTTACTAAAGCTACAGGTATAAAAAGACTAGCCGATAAAATACCCGGTGGCTGCGGGTGTGATCACCGTAAAGAGTGGTTTAATAAAAACTTTCCATATAACATGAATAAATAATAAGTTATGCCTAAGAAAAAAGATGATATAAGTATAGATCCTAAGAATAAAGGTAAATTTACAAAATGGGTTAAAAAAAATATGCCTGGTAAATCTACTTGCGATGGGGCTGATGCAGTAATGAAAAGCAAAAAGAAATATAAACCAGCTGTTGTTAAAATGGCTAACTATGCTAAAAACTTTGGTTGCAGCGTAGAGGGTAAAGGCAAAGGTCCTGCTGCAATGAAAGAAGGTCCTATGGCTAATAAATTTATAGGTGAATTAACTGAAGCTAGAAAAGCAGGTAAAGAATCTTTTGTAGTAAACGGTAAAACTTATAAAGTAAAACAAGCTAAGTAATGTCTAAGAAAACATTTAAAGAAACTAAAATAGGTGCTTTTTTATCAAGCAAAGCACCTAAAGTTTTAGCTGCTTTAGGAGATGTACTTCCTAATCAAGGAACTCTTGGTGTGGTAAAAAATCTTATATCAAGTGATAATAAGATTAAGGCAGTGGATAAAGAGCAAGCTATGAAACTTATAGAGCAAGATATAGCTGAAATGAAAGAAGTATCTAGCAGATGGAAAGCAGATATGAAAAGTGATTCATGGCTATCTAAAAATACTAGACCTTTAGCTTTAGTATTCTTAACAGCTTCAGCTGTATTAATGATGGCTGTAGATTCTTTTCATTTACAGTTTGATGTTGACGAAGCTTGGATAAACTTATTAAAAACACTACTGGTAACAGTTTACGTAGCATACTTCGGAAGTCGTGGTGCTGAAAAAATTACAAAAATAAATAAATAAAATGAGAGGATTAAACGGAAACGAAGCAGCTCAACCAAGAGTGTTTGCTCATGATATGGTTCCTATAGCTATTGGGGCTATAAACCCACGTCAAGAAGGTACTGGAGCTTTAAACGAAAACATTGCTAATGGTCTTGAAATGACAGTTGCAGGAACAGGTCATGCAGTAGGTGATGTATTAACACTAAATACAGGTGCTGGAGCTACAGTGGCTGCTAAAGTTAAAGTATTAGCCGTTAATAGCGGTGTTATAACTGCTTTTGCTTTAGAATTTAGTGGAACAGTAAACGCGCCTTACGGAGCTGGTTATGTTTTAGATGATTCTTTGGTGCAAGCTTCAAGCACTGGTTCTGGTATAGACTTTAGATGTACAGTAAAAAATATTGATTTACCTAATACTCACGAAAGAGGTTGTTGTCTTTATGCTGGTATAGCTATTGATACAGGTTTAGATTTAATACTAGAAAGTGGAGAGCTTTATAATACTACTTACACAGCAAGATTAAAAGGTATTACAGCTGGATCATTCTTACCAGTACTAGCTAAAAGAGTTGTAGCTGTTACTTTAGGATCAGGATCATACGCTAGTGGAGATTTAATAGCTATATATTAAGATATGGGTATTGGTATTGGAAGTCCAATCTTTGATTTAGCTAGTTTACCTGGGGCATCAAGGCCTGGAGGCGGTGGTGGAGATACGACAGACACATTTCCATTTAAAATACAATTAGATTTAACTGGTCAAACGTTTCCTTACACTTTTCAAATACAAAAAGTAACTACGCCAAGCGTTACGACTGATTGGGGAGATGGTTCTACTGAAGTATTAAATATAAATGCCTCTTTATTAAGTCACACATATACTGACCCTGAAATAACAGAACCTATAATAACTTTTGGAAATAAAACAGAAGGAAACTCTATAAATTCGTTTAGAGTAAATAATTTTGGCAGTAAAAACGAAATAAAAGATTTATTGCAATGGGGAGAAGGCAGCTGGATAGATGATTTACAATTTAAAGGTTGTCATAATATGGTTGTTTCAGCAACAGATAAACCTGTTGGTCTTGGTGGAACTACAGGTTATGAAGCTAATTTTCTTTTTTATGACGCTAGAAGTGCAAACCCATCAAATATAAATGACTGGGATGTGAGCGCAGTTAGTTTCATTAGTGACTGGTTTTTTCAAGCAAGTTCATTTAATCAGGATTTAAATAAATGGGATGTTTCTAGCTTTACATCATTTGGAACTTTAAAATTTAGAGGAGCAAGTATATTTAATGGTAATGTTGATAATTGGGATATAAGTGGAATTACTAGCGGAGATTTATCAAGTATGTTTATGTTTTGCCCTAGATTTAATAGAGATATTTCTACTAAAAGCATATCAGCAGAAGATTCTCCTACTGGTCTTGCTTATACAGCTTGGGATTTAGGAAATAATCCAAATATAACAAGTTTAAAAAGTATGTTTTATAATGTAGCAAGTAGTGGAGCTGATTTTAATCAAGACATTACAAATTGGGATACATCTAATATAACAAATATGGTTCAGACATTTAATAATGCTTCTAACTTTAATCAAAATATTGGGTTGTGGGATGTTAGCTCAGTTACTGATATGTACTTTATTGTTACAGGTTCTGCTTTTAACCATAATTGTAGTAATTGGAATTTAAATACAGGTTTAACAAGATTAGATAGATTTGGATTTGGTAATAATTTGTCTGATGATAATTGGACTGATTCACTTGTAGGGTGGGCAGTATCAACTTATAAAAATTCAGGACCTTATAATGTAAGTTCAACTACTAATAATAGTGTAAATTTTATAGATTCAAAAACAAGCGATACTGCAAGTGGTGAAACATACGCGGAAAAATATGGCTCTGACTGGACAAATACAGGTTGGGATGATTCGACTTCAGCAAGAGCATATTTAGTAACAGAAACAGCAGAAGGTGGAGCTGGTTGGAATATAACTGGAGATTAATTATGACTAAAAAAATAGTAGATAAAAACACTTGGTTTATTTCTTACACAGATACAAACCCTGTTAGATATTCTGAAGGATGGGTTTCAGCTGGAGAAAGATTAAATTTAGGATGGCCAAATAATGATTTATTTTACACAGAAGCAGAGTGGCTTGAAAAATGTGCAGAATACGGAATTGAACCAATACCGCCACTAGGTCCTGAAGAGTAAAAAGTTATTTATATAAGTAAATATATAAGTAACAAACAATTAAATTAAATTAAATGGAAAATAAAATAACAAAAGAAGAACTTGAACAAGCTTCAAAGCAGCAAGAAGATCTTCAAAAAGTAATACTAGATATTGGTGTAATTGAAACCAAGAAACATGCAATGCTACATAAAATAGCAGATATTAATACTGATATAGAAGAACTAAAAAAAGTTCTAGAAGAAAAGTATGGCCATGTTAATATAAATCTAGAAGACGGTACTTACACAGATGTAGAGGATGAAGAAGATAAGAAAGATTAGTATAGGAGCTGATTATAAAAATGAAGCTATGCATTACTCTTTAGGACAAGAAGTTTATGGCAAGCACATTATTAATGATATACTTTTTGATGACAAAGACTCTTCGTACAATATTTATATAATAAAAAATAACGAAGTATTACCTTGGAAAAAGTTTAATAGCAATATGGCTATATCTGTAGAATACGATCTTAGTTACTGATGAAAAGCTTATACCATTTTATTATAAAACCTTTAGATAAAAGATATGAAAATATTAAAAAGGTTGGTAATAAAGAATTAGTCATTAATTCGAGTATTGAAAATCACATTTTTGTAAGCAAAAGAGCTCTTGTAGTTTCTACTCCAGCAGCTTATGATACAAAAATAAAAGCTGGTGATGAAGTATATGTTCATCACAATATCTTACGTAGATATTACGATCAAAAAGGTATGGAAAGAAACAGTGGCACATACTTTAAAAATGAATTGTATTTTTGTTCTCTTGAGCAAATATATATGTATAATTTAAAACCACATTTAAACTATTGTTTTATAAAGCCAATTAAAAACCAGAACATATTAGACAATATAAAAGAAAAACCTAATGTTGGTATAGTAAAATATTCTAATAATACCTTAGAAGCCGCAGGAATCACTCCTGGAACACTTATTACGTTTACCCCTAACTCTGAGTTTGAGTTTATTGTAGAAGGTGAACGACTTTATTGTATGAAATCAAATGATATAGCTTTAACTCATGAATACCAAGGAGACGAAAAAGAAAATAATCCAAGCTGGGCAAAAAGCAGTTGAGGAACTTATTAAAGTAGCAAAAGAAAAGATTGTGGACTCAGACGATGATGTAAGCGCTGATAGATTAAAAAATGCTGCTGCAACTAAGAAGTTAGCTATATTTGATGCTTTTGAAATATTAACTCGTATACAGGTAGAAGAAGATATTTTAAATGAAAAACCTAAAGAAGTTAAAGAACAGAAAGCTTTTAAAGGTTTTGCAGAAGGGAGAAGTAAATGACTTATCAACAAACACTTTGGAAAGAAGTTAAAGATATTGTTAACCCTAAGATATTAAAGAAACAAAATCGTTTCAAAAAATGGGAGTATGGTTATAACTCTGATTATGATTTTATAGTAATAAGTAAAACTGGAAAAATTGGACAAGTCATTGAAATACAGAATCTCAGGATTGCTTTACCAGCAGCAGATGAACCGTTTAAACGAAGCAAGGAAAAGACGCAACAACGTTGGGAAAGACAAGAGTATCCAAAAGAATTAAGCAGAATAAAAAATAGATTTGACTGGGAAGAGTATCCAGCTGAGTTTAAAGAAAAGTGGTATGACTATATTGATAAAGAGTTTACTAAAAGAGAACAAGGTTATTGGTTTTATGTTAAAGGTAAGCCTACTTATATTACTGGTACTCATTACATGTACTTACAATGGTCAAAGATCGACGTTGGAGCACCAGACTATAGAGAAGCAAATAGATTATTCTTTATATTTTGGGAAGCATGCAAGGCAGATAACAGATGTTACGGAATGTGCTATCTTAAAAACAGACGTTCTGGATTTTCATTTATGTCATCGGCAGAGCTTGTTAACCAAGCGACAATATCGAGTGATTCCAGATTCGGTATATTATCTAAATCTGGATCAGATGCTAAAAAAATGTTTACAGATAAAGTCGTACCAATATCCGTTAACTATCCGTTTTTCTTCAAGCCGATCCAAGACGGTATGGATCGTCCTAAAACAGAACTGGCATATAGGGTTCCAGCTTCAAAATTTACTAGAAGAAAGCTTGAAAGTAATGAGCAACTAAAAGAACTCGATGGATTAGATACAACTATTGACTGGAAAAATACAGGTGATAATTCTTATGATGGTGAAAAACTAAAACTATTAGCTCACGATGAAAGTGGCAAATGGGAAAGACCTGATAATATATTAAACAACTGGAGAGTAACCAAAACTACATTGAGACTAGGTTCAAGAATCGTAGGTAAATGTATGATGGGCTCAACATCTAATTCGTTAGACAAAGGTGGAAACAACTTCAAAAAATTATACTATAATTCAGACGTTACAAGAAGAAATAAAAACGGACAAACTTCTTCTGGACTCTATTCTTTGTTCGTCCCTATGGAATGGAACTACGAAGGATTCATGGATTCTTACGGATCACCTGTTTTCATTAGAGAAAAAGATACAGTCAAAGGAATCGACGGTTTTGAAATTGAAACAGGCGTTATTGAACACTGGGAAAACGAGGTTGAAGGCTTAAAGTCAGATCAAGATAGTTTAAACGAATACTACAGACAGTTTCCAAGAACTGAAGCTCATGCTTTTAGAGATGAAACAAAACAAAGTTTATTTAATCTTGTAAAGATATATGAACAAATTGATTATAACGATTCTGTAAACAATAAATTAAACGTTACTCAAGGAAGTTTTAATTGGGTTAATGGTGTTAAAGATAGCACTGTAATGTTTTACCCTAATAATGATGGTAGGTTTAAAATTAGTTGGGTTCCACCTAAAAATTTACAAAATCGAGTGATAGTAAGGAATGGCGTTAAATATCCTCTAAATGAGCATGTTGGTGCTTTTGGTTGTGATAGCTATGATATATCTGGAACTGTTGATGGTAAAGGTTCTAACGGCTCATTACATGGTTTAACTAAGTTTTCTATGGAAGATGCGCCATCTAATCATTTCTTTTTAGAATATATATCAAGACCTCAAACGGCTGAAATATTCTTTGAAGATGTTTTAATGGCTTTAGTTTTTTATGGTATGCCATTACTTTGTGAGAACAACAAACCAAGATTACTTTATTATTTAAAGAGAAGAGGTTATAGAGGTTTTAGCATGAACAGACCTGACAAGCTTATTAATAAACTGTCTATAACAGAAAGAGAAATAGGTGGAATACCTAACTCAAGTGAAGATATTAAACAAGCACACGCTGCTGCTATTGAAAGTTATATAGAAAACTTTGTAGGTGTTAAAGAGAATAATTACGGCGATATGTATCACCAAAAAACATTAGAAGACTGGGCAGTTTTTAATATAAATAACAGAACTAAACACGATGCAACAATAAGTTCTGGACTAGCTATAATGGCTTGTAACAAAAATTTATATAGACCAGTTCCTCAAACTAGTATTAATAAAATAAATCTTGGCATAAAGACTTATGACAATACCGGCACAATATCAAAAATTAATTAATATATATGCAAGCTACAACTACATATAGTACCTTCCCCGATCAGGTCGTACCTGCTGCTGAGAAAGCTACATACGAATATGGTTTAAAAGTTGCGCGAGCTATCGAAGGCGAATGGTTTAGAAATTCACAAGGAACTGGTTATAGGTATATGACCAACTATAATAATTTTCATAACTTAAGACTTTACGCTAGAGCAGAGCAACCAGTACAAAAATACAAAGATGAATTAGCTATTAATGGTGACTTGTCTTACCTTAATTTAGACTGGAAACCAGTTCCAATTATACCTAAGTTTGTAGATATAGTAGTTAATGGTATGTCACAAAGATCCTACGAGGTTAAAGCAATGGCTCAAGATCCTACTTCATTAAAGAAAAGAACAGAATATGCTCAGCGTATTATAATGGATATAGAGAATAGAGATTTTAATGCTGTTGTTATGGAAGAGTTTGGTATAGATATGACAGAGTCTAGAGATAAAAATACTCCAGAAACTTTAGAAGATCTACCAGCGCATATGCAAATGAATTATAAGCAAGCTATAGAAGTTGCTGAAGAAGAAGTT